ATCAGGTGTTCGCCAGGGCGAACGATAAGGTCTTTCTTCATCATGATGATGTGTCCCTTGATGGATTGGTGTGGGGTCGCGGATTACTGCAAATGTTTGTAGGCGTTGGCCCACATCGCGGTGTTTTTTTCAGCCTGGTCACCCAGGCCGCTATCGTGGTGGCTGGTGATCTTGTCCTGGGTCGCCGCCTTGATGGCCAAAAAGGCTTTGTTGGCCTCCTCGGCACTGGCCCCGTTGTCGATGTAGTGATCGGCCATCTTCTCCAGCCCCATTGCCGTGGCTGCGGCCCGGATGGCTTTGACCCGCTCGCGTTCTGCCAGGATGGGATCCTTGTTCTTATCACTGGCATCGGCTGGCGGGGTGTCGGCCTCGTCATCACCTGCTGGGGAGCTAGGTGGATCAGCAGGTGGGTCGCCCGCTGTATCACCACCAGGATTATCTGCCGGGTCATCGGCTGGCGGGTCGGTGGCATCAGGTTCATCCTCCAGCTCCTTGGCGTTGATGGCGATAAATGCGCCATCCATACGCACCACCCCGGCAGGGCTGGTATTGCCCAGTACGGCGCTGATGTTCGGCGGCAGGGCTGCCATGGTCATGGGTAGGATGATCTGACGGGCAACCAGCGGCAGGTTGTCAGGAAGATCGGCAGTCGGCATCAACTGGGCGCCTTCGTCTGGGGCCAGGGCCTTGGCACTCTCTTTATCGAGCAGCGCCACCGCCTTACCCTCGCCATCCAGCACCTCATCAATGAAACCGGACTCCTTGGCTTCGGCGGCTGTCATCCAGGAGGCATCTTCGATATCACCATCCATGATGGCGTTGATCTCCTCCAGGCTCTTGCCGGTCTTGCTGACGTAGATCCCTAAACATGGTATTGGGGTATGCCTCCACCTTGTTGCCTGCTGCTGAGATAACGGTGGTCATGGAGCAGGCCCAGCCTTCAATCCGCATCAGCACATCCCCATCATGCTGTTTGAACGAATTGTAAATGGCGGTACCGTCCACCACATCGCCGCCCTTGCTGTTGATGCGAACCAGCAGATCCGTACCGCGCAACTCGTTCAGCAATGACGCTATGGCCGTGGCAGTGACCCCGCCACCCGTCCAGTAATCTTCCCCGATAACGTCATAGATCATGACTTCGGCGCGGGTACCATCCGCTGAGGCGGCCACCTTTACCGGGTGACCGGCCAGCAGCTTGGCCGCCGCCTCCAGCTTCTGCGCCAGTATGGTTTTTTTCATTTCGCTTTTTCCTCTGGGTCTGTTTGCAGCACATTGCTGGCGAGAGTCATTACCTCTTGCAGGCCGCCATTTTTGTCCGTTGCCGCAGGGTTCGAGTCGAACACCAGTTCGCTGCTTTGCTCCTTGGCAAACTGTTCGTCCACCCAGCCGGTCGGCGCTCTCGAACTTGGGCGGGATCCAGGTCGGCATATAGGCATGGGGATTACTCCAGTACCCCGGCAGGCTGACCATTCCAGCCATTACTGCCGCATCGGCAAACCAGCGAGCGACCTTTTCACACCAGCGGGCGATCATCAGGTTCCATTGCAGGCGCTCGATACGGCGGCGGAAATCCAGCATCCCGAACTTGAGGGCGGAAAAGCTGACACCCTCCAGGTCGCCGGTCATCTGCTCGTAGGTCATCCCGGCAGCCTTGGCACTGGCCCGCAGTTCTGTCTTGAGCCAAACCGTATGGTTCGGCCCAATATCAGGCAGGTCTGGAAACTCGATGGTCTCATCGTCATAGAGGTAGTGAAGGCCGCCAGGGGTGATCCGTTCAATCGGGTCACCGGCATCCGTTTCACCATCTGGCTGGCCAACGTCCCCCGCTCCTGCTACCTGGTTGCTCTCTAGCGGCAGCCCAGCCTGGGGCGTCTTGCGACTGATGAAACCGCCAAACAGCGCCGATACTTTGGCCCTGACCAGCATGGCATCCTGCATTTCATCAATCTCGTACAGCCTGACCAGGATGGCCGACAACTCCGGCACCCCGCGCACCTGCCCGGCCTCCGTTCTGTCAAACAGATGAATCATGTCGGCGGCAGGTACGCGGATCCGGTTCAACGATGCCAGCGGGCTGATATCCCCCGACTGGTTGAGGTGGTAGAACGTGCGTTCGCCATCACTGGAGAACTGCACCCCCTGAACGATGTTGCGGAACGGGTCGTTAAATCGCTCATCAAGCTGGTGAGACGGCAGCACATGCAACCGCAGCGGCACAATGCCTGGGTGCTCGTTGATGCTGACAAACCGGCGTTTGGTCAGTGACTCCCCACCGCTGAATGACTCCCGCGCAACCAGAGCTTGCAGGCCGCCGATATTGTCCAGACCATCCGCATCACAATGCTTGATCCAGCAATCCCACAGGGCCTGGAGGATAGGGTCTGCCCATTTGGCCGTGATCCCCGTCCCGACCAGGTTATCCACGTAGGTGTTGCAAGCGGTCTTGGCATAGGCGTGATTGCGGATGGCATGGATGGAACGGCGCCGCAGGGCTGACAGTGACCGGCTCAGCTCATGATTGATCCCACCGGTACCCAACCCTTTGCCGCCCATCCGGTAACCCTGCCCTGCTCCTTCAAACTGGGCCTTGATGCGGGGGCCTTGCGACACACCACCGGATATCCGTGACTTATGGGTAACCGATTTGATGTTCATGTCAGCCCCTTGTCAGATCGGATGTAAACGACTCTGCGCCGTGGGCTGAGGTGGCGCAGGATCTCTTTCTCATATGCCTCCAGCTCCTTCATGGTCACATCACCGTACTTGATACGGGTACCACCATGCTGGAACTCACCCACTCGATCCCCGATGGCCAGCTTGCGCATTGCATTGCGGATAGCATCAAGGTCTGCTTGCGTATAACTCATGGTGGCTCCTTACACGCCTCCGGTAACGCGACCGGCACGACTGCGGCGCGGCTTGTTGGTACGTTGCGCCTTCCCCTGGATCAGCTGCTGCATCGACTGCGCCAGCGTCTTGAGATCAAGCGCGAACATCTGCTTGGATAGGCGGATCATCGCCAGGTTGCCGACCAGGCAATCCAGCGCCTCATCGCCTTCGGTGCTGCTGCGCATCTTGAAAACGAACTGGAGCTTGCGGCCATTATCGACCAGCACCTTGATGGCGTTGGTCGCCTGCTTGGCCCACTTCTCGTTACACCAGTCAGCGATAGGCAGGTGCATGTAACGGGGTTGTGGGCCAGTGCCCTGGCGCGGCTGTTTGTAGCGGCTGAACATGGTTTCTTTGCCACTATCGGTACCGATATGGCAGAGCCAGGTACCGATGTTTTTCCCCTTGGTGGTCTTGTGATAGTTGGCGATGGGATCGCCATAAACACTGGAGCCCTTGCAGGGGATTACCTGGTGCGGCGGGAACCGGCTGGCAAAGTCAATGACCTCATCCCAGTTATGACCACCGGTATCAATCCCCATCCGGCTGATGCGCAGCTCAACCCCGCTTTCGTGCATCCATGGCTGGCGCAGGTACTTTTCAAGGTTGTTCCACACCTCTTGCTGGCTGGGGTCACCGGGGTGGATCACATGATCCAGCACCCAATACTCCTCCTCCTCCCCCCAGGCCACCGTGGTGGTCTCAAGGCGTGAGCTGGTTTGCACATCGGTAAAGCTGGTCAGATAGAGCCCGCCAGCGGGCACCTGGGCCATCCACCGTTCGCGCCGGTCGATCAGCAGCGAGTGATCCAGCTTTTCACCGGTTGCCGGGGTGTAGTCCACCCCCAGATCCGTGTTGAAAAATGCCTGACGGGTCAGCGGGTCATCCTTGTCGTCATACCAGCGCTGCACCATGTTTCGCCATGGGTCTCGGGTTGACAGGTAGCCCGGCACATAAAAACAGATGCGGCGGGCCCGGATCGGCTGGTTGCGATGGTCGAAATAGTCCAACCCGTTTCGCGTCCATACCCCGGTGTCCGGGTCTTTCCATATCCCTTGGCGGGCCAGCTCCAGGTAATCGGAGTGGGTGAAGTCATCGCCACAACTGCGGCAGCGGTAGCGGGCGGTGTCCGGGTCGCGGTTGTCCCACTTAAACCCGTAACTCGCCTCTCTACTCGTCCATTCCAGGTGCTGTTCTTCACCGCAGTGGGGGCACGGCAGATGGAACCGCAGATGGTGGTTTGCCTTCTTGGATAGCCGCTCAATGTGGCTTTCCCCGGTCTTGGTCGGGGTGGTACCCAGAATCTTCTTGGGCCAGGCTGATCCGTTGGTACGCTTGAACATCAGCGGCCAGGGTGAACCCTCTTTGCCGCTCTTGCCCTGCAAGTTGGTCACAAAGGCGTTGATCTCATCGCCTATGGCCACATCAACAGAGTCGCCCCGGTAGTTACCCGCAGACTGACCGCCTTGGCAGCGCAATGTTGCCCCGATAAAGGTCTTGAGGTTTACCGTATTGCCTGGGCCCTTTTTCCCAACACTTGGGAAAATGGGGTGAAGTTTTTTACAGTCCCGCAGCGCGTGATCCAGCTCGGTGGCGACAAACTTCTCTATCGCCTTATCGTCCTCCCGCCAGAAACCAACGTTCCGGCGCTTGTGCTCGATCAGGTAGAACATGGCCGCCAACAGCATCTTGGTGTAACCGATGCGGGCGCCCTTGTAGAGGTAGATTTCATGCACATCATCGCAGCCCATGGCGTTGAGGATGGCGATCTGAAACGGGTCTGTTTCCCAGTCACCAGAGGTATATGAGGATTCCGGTGATAGCTTGAAAAATTCATCTGCCCAGGCCACCGCCGTGATGGGTTCTTTACTGGTCAGCTGGGCCAGAATTTGGCGGATATTGCGGCGAACCGTTTTGATGCTTATCGAGGGGGCACAGCTCATTCGTCCTCCTCATCCTCCGGCTCATAGTCAGTCAGATCGATGTCGATGGCCGCGATGCTGTTTTTTAGCGTCACGATTTCTTTGTTAATGACGTTCAGCACCCGCTCTGGCATATCCGGGCTGGCCAACTTCACCTTTTGCAACATGCTGTCGCAGCGGGCGCCGATTTGTTCAACCACTCGAACCAGGGAGTCTGTCAGCAACCAAACCGGGACGTTCTCTTTCCGCAGGGCCTTGAGCCGTTCCTTGATGATCTCGTTATTGAGCCGCTTGCGCTCTCTATCCAGCTCACTGCCGCCGTTCTCATCAGGGTCGGCTGGGCCGCCCTCCTCCAGGGCTCTGCCTGCCTTGAGATAGGTGATGTATTCCTGCACCGCTTTCTGGAGGTTCATGCCACCCCGCCCTGATGAGCGGTGCATATGGCCCTGAGCTTGCAGGTTGCGGATCTGCCGGTCGGTCAAACCAATGAACTCGGCCACTTCGGTCTGGGTCGCCATGGTCAAAACTCCCTTGCAATGGTGTGGGCCCGGCATCTTGAGGGG